GTGGAGGTTCCCCCGGTGTCTGCAACCGACCAGATGGTCGCCGCACTGAACGCGGAGATCGAAGAACGACGCCAGTTCCAGGACCAGCTGATCGAAGCCGCGCAGGGTCAGAACCGGGACCTGAACCCCCAGGAAATGGAGCTCTACCAGCGCGCGGCGGATCGGATCCGGTCGTGTGGCGAACAGCTCGAACCGCTGAGTGAGGGTCTACGGATCGCGGCGGATTCGGCGCGTCGTTCGCGTGAGCTCGCGGACTCCTACCGCGAAGCCCGAACCGGGAACGCGTCGCCGGCGCCGATCGAATACCGGTCCGCGGGTGCGTTCATCTTGGACTACTGGCAAGCGGGTCTCGGATACGACGAACCGCGCCGACGTCTGGAGCACTACACGCGCGCCGCCGCACACCAGACGACCGCCGATAACCCCGGTGTGATCCCCGACCCGATCGTCGGTTCGGTGCTGTCGCTGATCGACGCGTCGCGTCCGATCGTGTCTTCGCTCGGGGTGCGTCCCGTACCGGGTGGGACGTTCAAACGACCGAAGGTGACTCAACACACCGACACGGGTCTCCAGGCGGGCGAGAAGGTCGAGCTCGCGTCGCGCAAGATGACGATTACCCCCGTCGATGTGTCGATGGCGACGTATGGCGGATACGTGAACGTGTCGCGTCAGAACATCGACTGGTCGACCCCCCAGATCATGGACATCGTGATCGGGGATCTCGCCGCGCAGTACGCGCGTGACACCGAAGGGGCGACCGGCTCCGCGTTGGGTACGGCCGCGGTCGCGGGTCCGACACTCCCCACCGGGGCGAACACTTCCGATGAAGTGCTCGCCGCGATCTGGGGTGCCGCGTCGACCGCCTATACGACGATGGGTGGCGTCGGAGGGTTGGTGCTCGCGATTCCGCCCGGGATGCTCTCACTGGTCGGACCGTTGTTCCCCCCGTACAACCCGACGAACGCGGGTGGGATCGGATTCAGTGCGGGCGGGTTCGCGCAAGGGTCGGTCGGGACGATCTCGGGAATCGCGGTCGTGATGTCCGACGCGGTGGCGGTCAACACCATGTTGTTGATCAACACCGTCGCCGCGGAGTGTTACGAACAGCGGATCGGGTCCCTGTCGGTCACCGAACCGTCCGTGTTGGGCGTCCAGGTCGCGTACGCGGGCTATTTCGCACCGGTCGTCATGGAAGCCGGTGGGATCGTCAAGATCGTCAAGACGCCATGACCGCGCGCCGATCCGACGAACCCGAAGCGACCGAACCGGAACGCATGGACGCACCGAATCAACAGGCCGTCCGCGATCCTGACGGCGCGCCTGAACCGGCGCCGGCGCCCGAACCTGTTGCGTCCCCGCAAAGCGAACCGGCGCCGGCGCCGGAACCCGATGCTCCGGACGGCTGAGCTCGGTGGCGGTCTACGCGACGGCCGACGAGCTCGCTTCGGCGCTGCGCGTCAAAGTCACCCCGGAGAATTCGGCCGCGCTCGATTACTGCGTGGCCGCGGCATCGGTGGAGATCGACCAGTTTTGCGACCGGTTGATCGACGATCCGATCTCGGTCGACGACCCGCTCGCGCACATCGTGTGTCTTGCACGCGGGGTCGAGCATTGGAAAGCCAACGATGCCGCGTTCGGCGCGCTCGGGTTCGAACAAACCGGCATCGTCACCGCGCCGGCCGACACGTTCGCCAGGCACGGTCGGACCCTGATCCCGCTCAAACAGCGGTTCGGCATCGGGTAGGCATCTGATGGGCGCGCTGGGGGATCTGCGCGCGTCGGTCGCCGGGATGCTCGGCCAGATCGCCGAAGTCGTCGCCGGCGCCTGGACCGTGCACCCGAACGTTGTCGACGCGATCTCCCCACCCGCGTTCATGTTGGTCTGGGCGGATCCGTGGCTCGCCCGGACCGCGGTCTGTACCTATGACGCGCGTCTGTCGCTGCTGGCGGTCTCGGCGCGCATTGAACCCGACCCTGGGATCGAGATCCTGGAATCCATGGTCGAAGCCGCGCTCGGCGCGATCACCGATCCCGCGGTCGAAGTGCTCGCACCGTTCGGTTTCGAGCTCGGCGGTCTCCGCTATCAGGCCGCACGTATCACCGTTCACCGTCCCATCACTCTCGGAGGTTAGAGAACATGGCCGATATCCCGCCGTTCATCTTGAACAAGCCGCGGATCACACTCGACGCGTCCGCGGTGACACCGATCGACATCGAATGTTCCGCGAACGAAGTGCACACGAACGTCGACCAAGACGAGAACACGGTCGAGACGTTCTGCGGGTCCTACACCAGCTACAAGCCCGAAGTGTGGGACCTGACATTGAACGCGCTCCAGTCGTTCGGTGCCGCGGGTCTGTGGACCCTGGTGCGTCCGTTGGTCGGGACGATCGTCGACGTCGAAGTGCTCCCCGACCGGGACACCGCGATCTCGGTCGATAACCCGATCTGGTACGGGCCGGGACTGATCAAGGCGTTTCCGTTCCTGGACGGCGCGGTCGGTGAAGCCCAAGAATTCGATCTCGTCATCGCGATGCAAGGCGTCCCCCAAACGTCGATTACCACCGTGACGTATCCGCTTTCGACCGCGACTGCCGCGGCACCCAAAGACGAGCTCGACGATTCGCTGAGCTCGGCGACGGTGTGAACGCGGGCGTGGAGCTCGACTGGTCCGAGCTCGAACGCGATATGGCGACCCTGGCGTCTGGGCTCGGACGCATCGCCGCGACCGTGCCGCGCAGCTCGGCCGAACGCGTCGCCGCACGGTTACGGGCCGGGTTGCCGGTCCGGTCGGGTCGGCTCCGCGGTTCGGTGCACATCGTGAGCGACACGCGGTCGGCCGGGGTCAGCTACGGCGCCGGCGTTCCGTATGCGAACTACATCGACCATCGGACCGGCGCCGTCGACGATGCGTGCGCCGGCGCCGAGACCGAATTCGAAACCGTGTGCGCGTCGCGTACCGATGTGCTGGTGAACCGACTGTGAACCCGAACGGGTCCTCGCCGGCGCCGGTCTCATTCGATGATCTGACCATGGGCGACATGATCCAGATCGAAGAAGTGCTCGGGTTCGATCTGTCGAGCGCGGGACCGATCAAGTCCGCGACCGCGATCGCGTGGGCGATCCGACATCGCACCGATCCCGAATTCTCTTGGGAAGACGCGCTCAGACTGAAACCGGCCGAGCTCGGGGTCGGTGACACGGACCCGGAAGTCCCAAGCGACGATGGTGGTACCGCGCCGCCGTCGTCGCCCGCGTCTGGAGACTCGATCCCGAACGCGTCATCGACTATCCGCTCGGGTTGATCGCGGAAATGGACCGCGTACTCGCGACCGAAGCGCGCGAAGCGAAGAAAGCCCAAGCGCGCGCGCGGCGCCGATAGGAGCTCGGGGTGGCCGGGTCGTCTGATGTGATCGTCCGGTTCATTGCGGACGCGTCGCAAGTCACCCGCGCGAGCTCGGAAGTGGAGGGCGCGGGGAACCGGTTGAAGTCGTGGGCGAAGGGGGTCGGCGCGGCGATCGGGGTCGCGTTCGCCGTGAATCAAGTCAAAGATTGGGTGAACGCGGCGATGGAAGCCGAAGCCGCGAACGCGCGGCTCACCCAGACGTTAAAGAACGCGGGCGACGCGCATGGGAAGTGGGCCGCGCGCGCGTCCGAGCTCGCAACAACGCTGATGAAACAGACCGGGATTGACGATGAAGTGATCAAGGGGGGTCAGTCGATCCTGGCGACGTTCCATGACGTTTCCGGCGCCGCCGCGCAACAGGCGGGGATCTTCGACCGGGCGACGAAAGCCGCCGTCGATCTGTCCAAAGCCGGGTTCGGTGATGTGGAATCCGCGTCGAAGTCGCTCGGCAAAGCACTCCAAGATCCCGAGAAGGGTCTCGCCGCGCTCGGCCGTGCCGGGGTCCAGTTCACCCAAGCCCAAAAAGATCAGATCGCCGCGATGCTCGAAGCCGGCGACAAGCTCGGCGCCCAGAAGATCATTCTCGCGGAGGTCGAATCCCAGGTCGGTGGTGTCGCGGCGAAGACCGCGACGGCCGGCGACAAAATGAAAGTCGCCTGGGGTGAAGCGAAGGAATCACTCGGCGCCGCGTTACTGCCGATGTTGAAGGAGCTCACCCCGATACTGATCACCGTCGCGAACACCTTGCAACGGTTCGCGCCGATCCTGGTCCCGGTCGCCGGGATCATCGCGACGATCGTTGTCGCAGTGAAAGCCGCGACGCTCGCGCAGCTCGCGTGGAACATCGCCATGGACGCGAACCCGATCGGTGCGATCGTGATGGGGATCGTCGCGTTGATCGCGATCATCGTCGTGATCATTCGCCATTGGGACGACATTAAGGCCGCGGCCGAAGCCGCCTGGAACGCGATCCTCGCCGCGGTCCAGTTCGTGTGGAATTGGATCAAGGACAACTGGCCGTTGATCCTGGCGATCTTGACGGGACCGTTTGGGATCGCGGTCGGACTGATCATTAAGTACCGGGATCAGATCTGGGACGCGATCAAATTCGTCTGGCAGTGGATCCAGGACAACTGGCCGTTACTCGCCGCGATCCTCGCGGGACCGTTCGGGATCGCGGTCTATCTGATCGTCGGACATTGGGACGAGATCAAAGCCGCAGTCTCAGACGCGATCGGATTCATCGCCGGGATCATGGGCGGGGTCGTCGACATTCTCGTCGCACCGTTCCGCAACGCGTACGAGATCATTCGCGGGATCATCGAAGACATTAAGGGTCTGCTCGGGGGGATCGGTTCGAAGATCACCGACGCGATCGGCAAAGCGACCGACCTGGCCGACAAGCTCAATCCGTTCGCGTTGCCACCGTCACCGCCGCATGGGGTGGCGTCACCGTTGCCGGCGATGGCGACCCCGTTCGCGCTCGCCGCGGGGATGCCGACGACGGGAACCGCGGTCGGTCGTGTCATGCCACGCGCGCGGATGCCGGCGCCGTCGCGCACTTACAACCTGACGGTGAACGTCGCGGCCGGTACCGACCCGGCGCAGACCGGCCGAACGATCGTCGATCTCATTCGGTCCTATGAACGCGCGAACGGTGCAGCATGGCGAACCGGTTAGCAGCTGCTCCCCGTCGCGGCCGGTCGAGCTCGCCGGCGCCGGCGCCGCCGTCCTGGTCTACGTTCGTAAACCTGACGGTCGAGCTCGGGATCGCCGGCGAAACCGCCGCGGGCGTGACGCTCGGCCGATGGGACCGCGCCGCCTGGGACAATCCGAGCTCGGGTACCTGGTCAGGGATCGAACCCGCCTGGACCGAGATCAACCCGTGCCGGCTGTTGGACGTGAACGTCGTTCGGGGTCGGGAACGATCATCGGATCGGTTCGGGGCGAGCTCGGCGACCGTGCGGGTCGACGACCCGGACGGCGTGTTGTCCTGGGATTCCGAAGCCGGCGACGATGAGCTCGCGGTCCGGCCGGGTCGTGAGCTCCGCGCCCGGGCGTTGTTGCTGGCGACCGGCGAAGAATTCCCGGTGTGGCGCGGGTTCCTGGAAGCGATCGGCGACGAATTCGCACCGTCGACGAGCACCAGCGCGACGTTC